CCCTCGAGCGCCGACTTTAGTTTTGAGAGCCGGCGATAGGGGCTTTTGGGTCGATGTCTGGCTCCGTGTTTATACCGGAATTGTTGAATTCATTGCCGCAGGATTCCGCTAGTACGTCGAAGGTGGCCTTAGGCAGGTCGAGCACCGACTCAAGGGTCGGCAAGTCGCCCAGCGTCCACTGCTTGACGAGCCCGACGATGAGCTCAGCCTGGTAAGCGTCCATCGCCTTCACCTGGTCATCCGACAGCGTGCTGTACGCTCCCCACGTCTCTGGCTTCGTGTCATCGAATCCAAGGGAGGCGAGGTGTGCAGCAACACTGGCGGCTGACAGGTACGCCCGAGAGATGGAGCGAGTTGTGCGCTCGCTGATTTCGTCTCGGGAGGCGATGACTGCTGACTGGTTGTTGGGTAGTTGAATGATTGGCATTGTTCCCCTTCTTTCTTGCTTAGTAGGCGGTTGATTGTCCGTTGATGGTGACTACCTTGATGGGCGAGTAGCCGGTGGCAGAGTCTGTCTGGTTGGCGTTGGCGGTGAACTCCACCTCAATCTCGGTGTATTCCTTGCCTCGGGTGCGCTTGACGTTGTGGAACTGCGCAGTCGTCATGGTCAGAGCCACTGAGTGCTGGGTGCCACCAGATGCGTCGTTAGGGTCGGTCAGCGTGATGACGATGGCCTGAGGCGAACGGGTGAGACCGTAGGCGCTGGAGCCGGTGGTGAACACGTCAGCGTTCGTAGCCACGACGAAGGTGAACTTGCCGGTGACTTCGATGGGCCCGACGAACAGGTCGTAAGGGGCCTGCTGTCCGAGAGTGTAGATCGCCTGCGTCTTGCGGTTGATGGTCAGGTCGCCGGTGGTGACGTTGGTGTACGTCGTGCCACCGATGGAGACCGTCGTGTCCCATGCCGGAATCAGGTGCTCTGAGCCCAGGCTGAGCGAAGCGAACACGGTGGGCGCTGAGGTGTAAGAGGTGTAGGGGTTCGTCAGGTACTTGATAGTGGCCTCGGCTGCGGCCTCTGCTCCGAAGGTCAGGGCGAGCGAGTCGGCCTGCGATGCGGTGGTGGTGAAGTAGTTCGCACCGTCGAAGTCGAGGATGGAGTAGGTGGGGGGCTGCGAGCCGGTCGAGGCTGAGTTCAGCACCTTCATCGTGTGGGTGTAGGCGGTCGAGCCAGTCACCGTGTCAGCGCCACCGAGGATGGACTGAGCGAGCACGGGGAAGGTGTCGGCGTAGAGGTAGGACTTGAACTCGACCTCATCGTGACGGACACCCTGCACCTGGTCGTAGACCGTCGTGGGCGAGCCTCGGAAGGCTTCGTCACGCAGGAACATCTGCTGGGGAGTGATTTGCGGAGTCGAGACCGGAATCCACGAAGGCGTGCCAGTCGTAGGCAGGGTGCCTGGGCTACCGGCTGCCTCCTTGATGATTCCGAGATAACTATTGGCTGAAAGAAAGGGCATCGCTAGTCCTTAGTTTGTAGGGGTAGAGGTTGGGTCGGCTTCGGGTGTTGCTGGCGCTACAGGGGCTTCTGGGGCGCTCTGCGTCGCTTCTGCGGCAGTCCAGCGTCCGTCGCTGGGGTCTGCGTCGAGGTCGTAGGTCTGACCTGGCTCGGCGACGAGCACCGCACCATTGACCACGATGTTCGGATAGGTGCGCTCTTCGCTGTCAGTGAACGTGAATTGCATGATGCTCCTTAGGAGATGTACGAGTTGGAGTTGGTGATTTCGATGACCGTCACTCGCACAGTAGAAACTACCTGAGTGACGCTCGCTGAGCCGTTGATTTGCCGAGGGTAGTACGAGACGACATCGATGTCATCGCCGCCGCTTGTGGAGCCTTCGCCCCACTGGATGATGGGCCCCGAGCCTCCGCAGTTCTTCGATGCTCGGATGGCGTTGGTGAATGAGTCGAGGAAGGCTTCGGAGTCTGCGCCAGCGTCCTCGGTCTTGCGCTTCGAGCTGCGGAAGATGCAGGTGAAGACGACGGTGTAAGTGATCTCTTTGCCCCCACCCGTTGCGCCGGTCAGTTCGATGCGCTTTTCTCGTTGCGCTTCGATGTAGGGGTAGACGATGCAGCCGGTGGCGTGCCCTGGGTCTTCGTTGTCGTAGAACTCGCCCTCGGGGGTGAACTTCGCAGGGAAGGTCTTGACGCTGGCGAGGTAGGTGATGCCGGCCTTGTTCAGGTAGTTCACGAACTGCGTGCGTACCGTCTCACGGCTCACTGCCGGCCTCCGATGACCTTGAAGGGCTCGAGGAGGTCGTAGCCCTGCATCTCATCTTCCATGCTCGTCTGTGAACGTCCAGAGACAGCCTGAGGCTCGCCAATCTCGTTGATGACCAGCCCACCCTGTCCTCGCTCTTTGACCATCGCCACGACGAAGTGGATGACGGCCTGCTTGACGGCGGCAGGCATGGTGGATGCGTTCACGCCGATTCCGTGAGCGTAGAGGAGACCAGAGGCGAGGGTTATAACGTTCCCCGTCACAGAGGAGACCTTGCACGTCTCGTCCTGCATCCCGTCCCAGATGGTGAAGGTCATTCCAGCGAAGAAGCCGGTCGTGTCGGTCAGGGTGATTGACGTGGCCCCGACTGCTGCCGAGGCGGTGAGGAATGAGTTGCCCCAGCCGTTGATGTAGGAATACTGGCACCACATGTTCGTCTGGTAGCCCCAGCGTCCTCCAGCGATGCCGAGGTTGCCGAAGTAGAGCCCGAGCGTCGAGGGTGCAGTGAGGATGAACTGGTCACGATCGATGGCGACGTTGCTCGAGGAGATGGTGATTTCTTGGAGACCAGAGCCAGGGCCCCAGCCGACCTGCACGTCAGTCACGGCGAGGATGGGCGAGAATGACGGAGTGAAGGTGATGTTGCCGTCACGAGAGGGGCGATACCAGCCGTTCTCCGTGTTCACGGTGGCGTTGAGCGTACCCATCTTGCCGTAGCAGAAGATGTCAGCCTTGCTTGACGCTCGCTTGATGAGCTCAGAGAGCGCACGGTCCTGAGCGACGATGCTGGCGTTCTCGATGAGGTTCGTGAAGTCGATAGCGGCGGCGGTAGGGGAGAACTTGACCTCGTTGAGCGAGACGTAGGGCTCGATGATGCCTTCGGTCTGATAGAACGGGGCGATGACGGTCATTGTTCTTCTTCCAGGTTGGTCCCGTCGCACTTGCCGCAGTGGTCACGGTAGAGAGAATTGAATCCGCAGTCTTGGCAGATGAAGCCCCGAGCGTTACGGAAGTTGGTGCCAGCGACAGCGAAGTCGCCGGACTTGATGAGAGCCCTAGCGGTCTGGCCCTCGATGTGGAAGGTGCCGTCTTTCTGACGGGGGATGACCTTGCCATCGTTCACTTGTAGTTCTTTGAGGCCTGCGTCTGAGCCTACGAGTTTCATTACTGCTCCCTTCGAGACTGGGAGGGGAGCAGGGCTGGTGGAAGGGGATACACCAGCCCTGCTCGACCCTCGGTGCTAGGCAATGGTGCCTAGCGGATTTGACTAGGCGGTGAGGCCCGTCACGATGCCCGACCAGGCTGGCGCACGGAAGGCGAGCGAGCCGTAGGTGTACGAGCTGATGTCGTACGAGAAGCCAATCTGAGGCCACTCGATAATCATGCTGTCCACGACGTTGTGCGCTTCGACGGTCTGGCTCACGCCGGAGTCGGGGAAGGGCAACTGCTTCTGGTGGACGATTGCGACACCGGCAGGCATGAAGCGGTGCGTGACGAGTTCGACCATTGTGCCGGTCGCTTCGTTCTGCAGAGCGTTCACGAGCGAGCCGAGGACCACGCCGTTGTCGCCGGTCTGGTAGTTCAGACGGTAGGCGGCGTTGGACGAGTTGGTCTGAATCGCAGCAGCCAGGGCACGGCGGATTGCAGCCGTGGTGATGACAACCTCAGGGTCAGCCATCGAGCTGTTGAACAGCGAGATGAATGCGTCCTGGAGGAAGCCACCGGCCTCGTTCTGAGCCGACACTGAGCCGTTGAACTGCTTCTGGTAGCCACCCGACTGAGCGAACGTGCTGATGAAGCCGTCGTAGCCAGTCGCCGAGTTCGATCCTGCGGCGTTCGAGTTGTAAGACCCGTCCGTCGAAGGGTAGGTGCCGGTGATGGACGAGAACGCCAGAGCAGCCGTGCCCGAAGCCAGCGAAGGCGTGGTGGCCTTGTAGGTGGTAGAACCGACGACGACGTAGATGTTCACTGCGACTGCGCTGTAAGGCACGGTGCCGGAGATGGCAACCTTGACACCCTGACCAGCCGTAGCGTTCGTCACCGTACCGGCAGACACGCCAGCAGTCTCACCGTAAGCCGACGAGAGGGTGACGTAGACAGCCGACGACGAGGTGGCAGGGAGGCCCGTACCAGTGGTGTCGTTCGAGGCGGTGAAGGTCAATCCCGAGGTGCTCAAGGCAGTCGAGACAGCGTTCAGCATGTTGCGCTCTTCGCCCAAGAAATGGGCCCAAATTAAGGCAGTGTGGGACAGTTGGCGCAAATCGGAAAATCCGGCACCGGCGAATTCCGCTTGGAGGCTCACGGAGTCCGAGACACCCTGCTCGACGAACGACTTGACAATCTTGTCTGCGGCGTAGGTGATCTTCGTAGGACGGTTCAGCGACACGCCACCGAATGACGTGGAAGCCGAGGTCGAGTTGAAGAACGTCGAGAGGTTAGCGACACCACCGACACCGGCGTTCGAGACACCAGTGATGCGACGGAATTCGAGAGCCTGTCCCTGAGCCTTGATGCGTGCGGTGCTGTTGCGAAGGTACAGTTCCTTCGGGATGAGCAACGACAGAACAGGGTCGAGGTTGTAGGGCACGAGACCCGAGACACCCGAGATGGTCGAGTTCAGTGGGCTGGTGAGGGTGAGGTCCTTCTGCAGGTCGGCGAGGCCGGCGAGCGAGGACTCGACAGCAGCGAGCTGGTCGCCCGAGACTGCCTTAGTGATTTCCGTCTTCAGTTCCTCAATCTTCGAGGCGGCAGAGACGGACTTGGTGATGCCGACAGTCGGGGTGAACGACAACTCGCCACGGCGAGCGGAGTTCAGCGTCTGGGCTTGGACGGTGCTAAGGGCTGACTTGTAAGCCTCAAAGCGCTTGACCTGCTCATCGGCTGGCAGGCCGTGAAACATCTGGTCAAGGGAAGGAGCGGCGATGGTCATCGCTGTATCTTCTTTCTGTTAGTTGGACTCAAGAGCACGGGCGCTCTCGAGGTAGGCGTTGCGGAGTGCAGGGTCATTCACTTGCGAGGCGATGTTGCGGAGACGGATGGCCTCCACCTCGTTAGCGAGGACTGCTGCTGACTTGCTGGTCTGTTCACGGGTTGCACGGAGTGCAGGCCCGCCAGGTGCAGCCATTGACTTCACTTCGTCGAGCGCAGCCTTCAAGAGAGCAATCTCTTCTTTCGCTTCGCTCAATTCAGCCTTCGCCGTCATGACTTCTTCAAGGCCCAGCGCCTTGACGATCTCGGTGCGCAGTTCGTCCTTGAGTTCAGGAGTCGCTGATTCTGCGCTTGCGTTCTTTAGTAGGTCGGCTGATACGCCGAGTGCCATGTAGGCCATGTCGTAGCTCATTTCTTCATCGTTGTCGGCATCTTCGCCGGTGAATGGGGGAGGTGTTTCGTTCTCGCCTGACTCGTCATTCCACCAGCAGAGGAACTGGCAGAGGGAGTGAAGCAGTTCGGCGATGTCGTCGGTGTTGTTCTCGTTGCCTGCTGCCATCTCGTCGAGCTCAGCCTTCATGAGGTTGATGAGCGAGGTGCGCACGGCGTTCAGGTCGCTGAGGTCGTGCTGCATCTTCTCAATCTCGCCTGCGAGGGTCTTGAGGCGTGAGGGGGCGACTGCTTCGGTGTCGGGCTCAGCGTCCTTCATGTCACGGTTGTCGTGGCCCTGAGGGTTCGCCTGCGTGTGCTGCTCCATGTTCTCGAGGCGGTCGTCGGGCTGGTGGCCCGTGCCTGCGCAGACTTCGCAGTCCGTCTCTTGGGTGTTGCCCATGACGTTGGACTTCTTGCCGGTGCCGGCGCATGACTGGCAGGGCTGAGGAGTGTCGTGGTTCAGAACGTCGGTAGTGACACCAGGCTCTTCGGTCATGATGGCTTCGGCGTTCATCGCAGGGGACTCGGCCTTGTTGATTTCGGACACGGCGGCCCCTTTCACTAGTTCGCCCTTGATGGACTTGGCGATTTCAATTACTGCGGAGGGGTTAGCCGGACGGTCTACGAGTGAGACCTCGACGATCGTGCCGTCGATGATGCGTCCACCTGGTGCGGCGTTGTCCTTGACAACTCGAGCGCCCTTGATGCCGACCGAGAAGCCGGTGTAGACACCCTCTGAGACCATCTTGGCGGCCTGCTCGTCCACTACCTTCGCAGTGACCACGAAGCCTGAGCCGGACTGCTCCATCTCGGTAGCCTTGCCGACTGCCTTGCTCTGGTGCATTTCTCGGATGTTGCCTATTCCCATCCACGCTGGCATGGCGCTCTTGAGCCATTCAGGGTCGCAGATTTGCTGGTCGAGGTCGAGGGTGTCGTCAGTGGCGATGCCCTTGACGTACATGAAGCCATCCTCGCCACGCTTGGCAGTCAGGCCACCGAAGTAGACGCTCTTGATGTTGTCAGTCATAGTTTCCTTTAGTCTTCTCGTGTTGAGTAGCACATGCAGTTCGGATGGGCTGGTAGGTCGGCTGATTCGTCGAACGAGTGAGGGTTCTGGTCTTCTTGCGCCAGACACTCTTCGCAGGCATCCGGCTCGGTTTCCCAGTTCCAGCCAGTAGCGCCGCCTGCTTGGTAGGCATCGACGGCGGCGATGTTGAAGGCTCGGTTGGCTTCGGTTGCGGCGATCACGTCAGCCCGAGTGACGGCGTTGGCGAGTTGCCCCGAGGGGAGCCCCTGCACTACGCCCTTCAGACGAGCTGCGATGTCCGTCGCTGACTGCCCCGAGGACACGCCCTGAATGACTTCCTCTCGGATGCGGTTCAGGGTTGTCTGGTTGATGTCTTTGACGAGGTTGCCGACGTTGGCGTAGAGCCGAGCCGTTCCTTGCCCTGCCACGAATGAGCCAGCGTATTCCCCACCCTGACGAACTGCGGTCTCGTAGAGGGCTTGCAGGGCCGTCTGAAGCGGTTCTGGGTTCGTGCGCAGGTTGCCGAGTGCGCCTTGTGCCACGCCTGCGATGAGGTCGGGACTGGCTGACTCGGGAACGTTGCGGAGCACCTGGTCGAGGAACTCCGGCAGCCCGATGACCGATGCCGCCAGCGCCGCCTCTAGAGCCTTTTTGTGCTTGGCGACTGCCGAGCGGATGGGCTCTAGGTTCGGGTAGGACTTCTTAGTAAGAGAACGTCCTTTTGGGGTATCGCTTATCTGCGCTTTCAAGACTTCGGCCTCTTCCGGCGTGTGGTGCTTGAACTCGAAGGCTCGGGAGCGAGGCTTAGCGGCGAACTTGACGAAGGCTTTAGCCTCCTGCGCCTTTAGGTCAGTTTCCGGCGTGCTGCTCGGACGCTCGACTTCTTTACCCGTGTCTTGAGCGCCTTCGTCTTCTGCGCTTTGTGGGCTCGATGACGACTGCTCACTGGGGGTCTCTTTCTGTCCGATGGTCTCGCCGCCGCCCGATACGTCGAGCAGTCCCTTGAGGAACTGGATGGCGTTGCCTGCGACGATGAACGGCTCGTCGGCTTCTGGCATGTCGTAGAGCGCCTGACCGAGTTCGCCCTGAATGTCGTTGAGGGTCTTCTGCCCCGAGAACAGGCTGATTTGGTTCGCCTGCGCCTGCTCCTTTGCAGCCATAGCGCCTGCTCGGTCTTGCATGACGAAGGTGACATTGAGGTCTGCGTCGAGGTAGCGACGGCACAGGCTGTTGATGATGTCGGTGATGTAGTTCTCCATCGGACGGGTCGAGACCGTCTCGGAGGACTGTGCTTCGCCTTCCATCTGACCCTTGCCCCCACCGAGACCGGCACGGGCCACGACTCCGAGAGCCGAGGGAGCCACGCCGAAGATGGAGGCGATGCGCTTGATGATGAACTCGTCGTAGTCGCTCTTGAAGCGTTCGTCCATCGTTGGCATGGCGATTGGGTCGAAGCCATCAGGGAGGACCTTGATGCGGTGGCGCTCTGCCGTAGATCCGGTGAGGCGCTCGTTCAGCACTCGCTCGTAGCCCGACAACTTCTCGAGGCTGAGCTCTTGGCTGGTCGTCTTCATGAACGTCGTCGGCATTGAGCCGAACTGGTACTCAGCCCTCATCCACGCCTGACGGTCGAGGTAGAGCGTCGCCGAGGGGATTGCTTCCTCGACTGGGCTGAAGCCGTAGGGCGACCAAGTGCGACGGTTCTTGATGAACACGCTCATCTGGTCGGTCTTGAACTCGCCGTACTTGCCTGGTGAGTTGTAGAAGTCACCGTCTGAGTCGGGAGAGGCCACGAAC